GGGATCAAGTATCGGCCAGTCATGCAGTCGGTTTATGTGATCGACCCAGCCAATACCGATTTCTTTGACCTGGCATTTGAGCCGCTGGATGCCGAATCCGTAGCCACCGTCTTCTCCCTCGCATTTTCCATCGTCGTGCTTTGCTTTATCGCTGGGCGCGGCCTTGGGTCCGTATTGAGTCTTATCCGCCGTGGATAGGCCAAACCGTGGTGGGCGGTTCCCACTATTTACTGGAGTTTGCATTATGAAAAACCTGAAAGCCCCTGTTGTTATCACCCTTCTTCTGGCCTTGGTCAGCTCCGCCCATGCTGCTATCGACCTGACCGCCATTACCGGCGCATTTACTGCAACCGATGTCATCACCGCCGTGATGGCTGTTGCTGGTGTGCTGGCCACAATCTACGCCACCATGACCGCAGCCCGCATGGCCCTGCGCTGGATTCGTGGCGGTTAATCGCGTCTGACAACCATGCATGGTTCGGCGGGGTAGGCCACCTCGCCACTTTCAATATCTGGAGGCTTCGCAATGGCAATCGATCTGTCCGCAATCACTTCGCAATTTGTACCGACCAACATTATTTCCACGCTTCTGGTTGTCGTCGGCACCGTAGCTGCGTTGATTATCTGGTCCCGCGCGATGGGTTACACGCTGGCAGCAATTCGTGGCGACCTCGGACAAGTTGACAGAAAGCTTCAATCCATCAGAAACGGGTTCTCCAACATTGAACGGGAGCGTGATTTTTCCCGACGCTATGCCAGGGAAAAACGTAACCGCGAATACCGCGCCTGGAAACGCGCCCAGGGCATGCTGTGACTAGCACCCAGCTTTGGTATCTCTTCACCTTCGCTTGGGGTATCGCTTGCGCTTGGGCATTAATCAAGGGCTTGGAATGAACCTCTGCCAACATTTTGTCGCTATCGCTGTCTGCTCGCTCATAACAACCAATTTTGTGTTTGCGTCGACCAATCTGGTTTTTGATACCCGTGGCAACATCATCGGTAGTTACGTGTCCGGCAACACTGCGTCATACAACAAGATGCAATCCACGCTTTCTGGCGTCTACTACAAGAAAGCTGGAGATTTGGGATATACGCCGGTCTCACAGAAGGATGGAACAACAGGCTGGTCACCTAAAGTGACATCTACGATTGATGCTGTATCCGGTGTTGCTGGCACCGCTGCGACAACCGTCTCCGGTGTTCTCCTTGCCGGCGCAACAGCACCTGGTTGGGTTGGTCTGGCAATTACCGTCGGCATTTCTACTGCGCTTGGATATGTCGTGAACCTGGGCATTAACTCTCTCGCTAAATGGCTATTTCGCTCAGATAATCAAATTGAAGAGAGCGGTGAACCCACCACCGTTCCCACAACTTCTGCAATGAATGCAGGAGGCGCATTTTGGAAGGTCAGTTTTCATTCGGGAGGGGTCAACATTGACCTTGCAGGCGGCGATGGCGAAGCAGTAGCTCGTCAAGGGTATTACGAATACAGAGCACAAACAAATCAGAACACCAGCACCTCACCAACCTGCTCGGTAGGGGGTTCTTCGGTTATTTGCTCCCCAATCAATGCCACTCTACAGCCTACTGGAGCTCCTTCCAGTTGCGGTCCTGGCACGCTGTATGACTACGCAAAAGGCACCTGCGGCGGTTACACGTTTACTGCACCGGCATCTGTCCCATCAAAAACGACCAGTTTGCAGACGGCGATTGCCGACTTGCCCGCCGCAGATAAGTCAAAACCATTGAATCCGGCGATTGTGGCTGCTGTAGCAAATCAATTGTGGATAAAGGCTGCCAGTGAGCCAGGCTATCAAGGAATGCCCTATAGCTATGCAAACCCAATTACTGAAAGCGATGTCTCGACATGGCAACAAAGCAATCCGAGCGAATATCCAACCGTTGAGGAATTTACGAATCCGATGCCCTCAGGATCAACAACCGGTAGCCCTTGGTCTCTGCCGATCAGCGGCCAGCCAGTCGGAACTCAAAATGGTTCCCAGACTACCCCAACGGGCACCACCAATGCCTCAACCCAGCCGCTGGCAAATCTTGGCCCTGATCCGGGAATCGGCTCGCCAACGCTAGAAGCCACGCCAACAGCCCAGCAGATTTTGGCTCCAATTCTTAATCTTGTTCCGAGTCTTCGTAGCTTCTCGGCTACCGCGCATGTCGGCACTTGCCCACGGCCGTCCTTCTCATTGTTTGGTCAATCGCACGTAATGGAAGCTCAATGCACGTTGATTGAGGCTCAGAAACCGACGATACAAGCAGCGATGGCATTTGCCTGGGCGGCTATTGCACTGTTCATCATCTTGTCCGCATAGAGATAGCCATGTTCGGTATTTTCCTTTCTGCGCTGAATAGCGTTCTCGCCTGGGTGTTCCGTTCGCTCCTGGTCAAGTTCGTCATTTTCTTCGCGCTGTACTTCATCACTACAGAATTTGTCAGCTTGATCGTCAATCTGCTGCCCGATGGCAGTTCCATCAATAGCACTCTTGCTGGCATCGGATCGGCGACGTGGTTTTTCCTCGACACGTTCAAGATCGAGAGCGGAATCTCGGTTGTGGTGTCTGCCTACGCAACCCGCTTCATCATTCGCCGAATTCCGGTTATCGGCTGATTTTCGCGCCCGCGAAAAAGTCCAATATGCCAATTAACGCCTACACCGGCCTCATGGGGTCGGGCAAATCATACGAATGCGTGTCTTCGGTCATCATTCCGGCCATCAAGAGTGGCCGACGCGTTGTGACCAACGTAGATGGAATTGATAGCGATGCCATCCGCGCCTATTGCCAAGAGAAGTTTGATAGCGACATCGACAAGCTTGGTCACGTTGTTCATTGCAAAAACGAAGATGTCCATGAACGTGACTTTCTTCCCAATGGCGAAGACGTGGATACCTTCTGCAAGCCAGGTGACATCATCTGCATCGATGAAGCTTGGCGCTTCTGGGGAACAGACTGCAAGCTACTTCCCCAACATAAAATTTTCTTCCGCGAGCATCGACACTTCGTCGATCCAAATACCAAGGTTTCCTGCGACCTAGTTTTGATGGTGCAGGACATCAGCGATTTACACCGCGTTCTGAAAGTCGTGGTCGAGGTCAGCTTTCGCACCACCAAGATCAAGACTCTTGGCTGGGATAGAACATATCGCGTTGAAATGTGGGAGGGCTACAAACAGACAGCCCGCGGCCGTGTCGCAGTCGAGAACAAACGATATTCCAAGGAAATCTTCCCGCTCTATTCATCCTACCAAGGTGGCACTGGCAAGGAACTGCGCGTTGACGATCGGCAAAACATCCTCAAAAACCCGAAGATTTGGATCATCGCCATCCTGACCATCGTCATTTTCTGCGTCAGCATCTACTCCGTTCTGAGTTTCTTTAACGGCTCGAAATTCAAGGACAAAAACAAGTCCCCGGCGGGCGATGCTGCCAATACGCAAAAAATGGTGACTGGCAATCCCTCGGCCAAGGCCGGCGCCGGCAGTTCACTGTCACCAACGGTTTCCGATACCTGGCGGTTGCTCGGCACCTACCAAGTCGGCAATTCGGCGTTTGTCGCATTGGCCAATGACACCGGCCGCATCCGTCTTGAACACCCATCGGCATTCCAAAACTCCGGCCTCACGATGGTGGGCGATGTCGATGGTCAGCGCGTACTCACCTGGACCGGCCCCGCCGCAATACCTCCAACTATGGGAGGTCAGAAATGACCCGTATCGTAGTCTTGCTGTGCGCGTGCCTGATCTGGTGCCATGCAGAAGCCGAAACTTTACCAAAGCCGGTCAAGTTCGATATGCGCTCAGCCAATGTGGCACAAGTAGTTCAACTGATTTACAGCGAAGCAATCGCAACACCGTATGTACTCGATCCCGAGATTCTGACGGACGCGCGCTCGGTGTCATTCCGCTATGCCTCGGACAAGGGTGATATTCGAATCTTCGTAAAAGCCTTTTTGGACTCTCTCGGCTATGTCATCCAGTCGAGAAATGGGATTGATTTCATCACCAAGCGTAGCGAGCAAGAAAAGCCTGAGCCGGAGGTCGAGGGTTACGTTTACCGGCCCATGTATCGAGACGTGAACTATCTTGCTCGATTGCTTTCCCCGATGTTTCGTGGCTCATTCTCAGTGAACCGCTCTATTTCATCGCCAGGCGGCACCAAGACAGATAAGCCGGTTCCCGACGGGTCGGCGGCGGCGCTTGTCGATCAGAACGCTGATGCACTCGTATTCAGTGGCTCCGTGAAGGAAATCGACAAGCTCAAGAAGTTGTTGCCACAGGTCGATTTCGCGCTGGGCGAAGTCGCCGTCCGGGGAGTTGTGTACGAAGTGGGCACATCTGATAAAGACGGATCAGCCTTCGGCGTCCTGGCCTCACTACTCGGCGGAAAGCTCTCTCTTGGCATTGGTACCACCGACCCCATAGGCAGCTTCATTCGCTTCAAGAACGTCACTCTCGATGCTGTCTATTCGATTCTGAGCCAGGACAGCCGATTCAAAGTCATGTCCAGTCCATCATTGCGAATTCGCTCAGGCGGCAATGGCACATTCTCGGTCGGCCAAGATGTGCCTGTCTTGGGGGCCGTGAGTTATCCGAACAATGGTCAGGCAGTGCAGAGCGTCGAGTATCGATCCAGTGGCGTGATATTCAATATCCAGCCGACAGTCCGCGAAGGCGTCATCGACCTGAATATTGACCAGCAGCTTTCCAACTTCGTGGCTACCACGACCGGCGTCAATAACTCACCAACGCTGACCAAGCGAGCCTTGAAGACCTCCATCGGAATGCAGGACGGTGACTTGATCGTCCTGGGTGGTCTGACGGAAAACAAGGAAAGCGATTCACGTGATGGCGTGTCATTTCTGCCGAACTTCATGAAAACCACCGGCAAGGAAAATAGTCGTTCAGAAATCATGCTGGTGCTGCAAGTTCAGCGCCTTTGATCGCCAGGAGAGAAAATGCTTCGAGAATATATGATCGATGGTTCCCGTATCGCTGTCGCCATCGGTGCCGTTCTGTGGTTCGTTCAGTTGCTGGCAACCAAGCTTGGCTGAAAACAAACAAACGAACAAAGAAACAAACAAACTAACTCGTCACTTTGAGATTTTCGCGCCCGCGAAAATGTTTCATCAAAGGAAAGCCATGCAAGCCCGATATCAGATCTACCTCTATTTCGATGGAAACCAGTACGTTGCGAATGTTCCTGAACTGGATGGCTGCAGCGGAACTGGCCAAAGCTATGCGGAAGCGTTGGCCTGCGCGGAAAAGGCCATGGCTACTTGGGTATTCGATGCAATCAATACCGGCCGAATCCCTCCTGAACCATCCAAGGACTTTGTCCTAAAACCCCCTTCCAAGCCCATCAGCAAAAGCGCTTCAACACCGATTATGCGTCGCCTCCATCAGAAATTTGGGAATCTGACCAATCGGCAGCTTATGGAGAAGATTGGCATTGAAGGGGTTTCACCAACCACCTTCTCCGGCGCAGCAGGAGGACACGGGAAACGCTGGGTGCGTTTAGCCATCGCGATTTCCTTAGGCGAAATGCCTTCGTCCCTTTGGCCACACCTATCGAAAACCACCCGTGACCGCGACGATCTCTGCATGCCAACAGATCAGCCATGATTTTCGCGCCCGCGAAAACCCCATCCCGAAAACAGCAATCGTGATTGTTGAGGACTCGAAATGAAAAATACCAAGTACGAACTGCTTGGCGAAATGCAGCGCCGATACCACCAGAACCACCCTTGGCGCTTGTCTCAGGGCGGGCTTTTTATCCCACATTCCTACGCGGAGATGAACCCGAAAAGCCTTTCCTGGTGGGACGATGTTGGCTTCATCTTGAATGGGCGGCGGGTTATCGTCTGGTGGCAGCATCCACGTCACGTATATGCAGAAGCGCTTGACGCACAGTCCTGGCAAGAAGCAGGGGATGGGCCGCAAGGTGACTGGCTTACTGAAGGCAGAACGAAAAACTATCGGAAAGTTGGCGCATCACGCAAAAAAATCGTGAGTTACACCGTTCACCAACCTTCAGCGGAACAAAGGCTGCATCACGACCTGCTGCGAGATATTCGTAACCGCCTGACGACTGTTGGCATTGAATTGGATGTCTTTACCTCGTGGAAACGTGAGCGCCTGACATGGGCAACGGGCCTAAGCCTAGTAGCCCCCTTGGAAGTTCACAATGAGGACGAATTGGCTACGATTGCTCTACTGGCTCGCCGTTTGATTCTTGGACAAACCACGCTGGAGGCTGAATTTCCCCAGTATCTCTATAGTCGAGCAAACTGGCTTGGTGAGCAGGAAAAGAGACTTGATTCCTGCAGACTCTAAAGGCACCCGCACGGCGCACAGGTGTATGCTATCGATATATACCTAAGAAATAATTTTTGGGTTGCAATGACTGGTAAGGGGTGAAAGCAATGGAGCTTTACAAAAATCTCGGGGGTGACTCTGGGGTAAGTGCGTATGAGCTTGGCAATGGCTCAATAACCGTCCAGTTCGGAGACAACTCAGTTTACCTTTACACGAATCAAAGCTCTGGAGCTTCCAACATTGCCGAGATGCAGCGTTTAGCCGTTGCAGGGCAAGGTCTCAACAGTTTTATCGGTCGCGTAGTTCGCAAAAACTACGCTCAAAAATTGCGTTAACCATCAATTTATTTCCATTCTCAAAGAATCCGGAGCAATCAAATGGCAGCTAAAAAGAGGGTTTTTATCAGTTTCGATTATGACAATGATGAAGGTGTAAAAATCATGCTGGCCGGGCAAGCGAAGCTTCCGGATAGCCCGTTTGACTTTACGGATGCATCTGTTAAAGAGCACCTAACTGGTGATTGGAAAGACAAAGTCAAACGCCGAATGGACAACATCGATGTCGTGGTAGTTCTGTGCGGCACAAAAACTGACAAGGCGGCGGGAGTAGCCGCAGAACTTACGATTGCAAAGGAAAAAAATAAGGAATACTTTTTGCTGGCCGCATATTCCGACAAAACCTGCGTCAAGCCGACCTCAGCCAGCTCAAGTGACAAGATGTACAAATGGACATGGGACAACTTGAAGAGCTTGATAGGTGGTGGGAGATAACTTTTGAGCACACGAAAAGGGCTTATTGTTGGCATTGACTATTACAGTCAGCTAACGCCGCTATATGGTTGTGTGAATGATGCCCACACTGTTAAGGCTGCTCTAGATCGCAATAGTGATGGCACTGTTAACTTCAGCAATAAACTACTGACAGGAACAGGACCTACAGACCAGGTAACTCGTAGTCAACTCAGAGAACACATAAAGGATCTGTTCCTTGGCGAGTGCGAAATAGCACTTTTTTATTTCGCAGGCCATGGGCATATCGAGAGCACGGGTGGATATTTGATATCTTCCGATGCAAGTGGTGACGAAGGAATTCCACTTAGCGATGTAATTACGTTCGCCAACCAGTCATCAGCTCAAAACAGAATCATTATTCTCGATAGCTGCCACTCAGGGATTGCCGGTGCATTAGCATCGTCACCATCAAGTGCAGAGCTAAAAGAAGGAACGACAATTCTTACCGCCTCCACGGCAGAGCAATACGCATCTGAAGAAAATGGCGCAGGAATTTTCACCACCCTACTCGTTGATGCACTTAACGGCGCAGCAGGAAATCTTGTTGGCGACGTCACTCCTGGCAGCGTATACGCGCATATTGACCAGTCGTTAGGTCCATGGGACCAACGCCCTGTTTTCAAAACCAATGTAAAAAGATTCGTTTCGCTCCGAAAGGTACAGCCCCCTATCGGTTTAAACGAATTACAACGAATTACAGAATTTTTCCCTCAGCCGGGCTTTGAACTTGCGCTAGATCCAACATATGAACCCGAACGACAAGGGGAAGACGTAACGATTCCGGCGCCCAATCCAATCAATACAGCAAAATTTGCAATCCTTCAGAAATACAACAGGGTTGGATTGTTGATTCCTGTAGATGCCCCTCACATGTGGCATGCCGCAGTAGGCAGCAAATCATGCAAGCTGACCGTACTCGGTGAACATTATCGCCGCCTCGTTTCTGAAGGGCGAATTTAGTGGGTTAGTACTCGCCCTTCCTCACCGAATGTATTTATGAACGAAGATCAGTTATTTCAATTTTACGAAAAGCTTTATTTTCAAGAGCTCGATAGAAGAGAGAAGTTAAGCGCCCGGCTCAACGTACCACTCGCGGTATTAGTTGCTGCAATCGGCTTTTTATCCTTCATGCTGAACAACGCACCAAGCAATTTAGATAGCCCAGCAAAGATTGCTTTCTGGTGCTTATTCATCAGCTCGTGCTTAACCTTGGCCATTGGATCATGGTTCTTCAAATCATCGTGGTTCGGCCATACGGACAAGCTCCTTCCAACCGCCAATGAAACAGAAACCTATCGTGAAACGCTAATCGATCTATACAAAGAATATGACGAGAAAGATAGCTTGGTAGAAGGCGCTCTTAAAAAATATCTTTATGACTACTACAAGCAGTTCTCTAGCGAAAACACCATCAATAATGATGCCCGTGCATATCATCTATATCGTGCAACCTCCGCAATAACAGTTGCAGTTTTGCTCGCATTCGTTGCGTTTATTCCATATTTTTTGGTCAAACCAGAAGGGGTAAAGAATGACAAACAAGCCGCCACCACCTCCGCCACCACCTCCTCCGAGAAGTGTGAGGGGGAGCGTTCCAAGGTCAACTCCGCCGCCTCCACCAAGCCCGAATCCGAAACCAAGCCGCTGAAATCTGATCCCATTGCGGATGGAGCGTCCCGAGCCCCGTCTTTGGGTTCTCCATCTCGTACTACATCAATAGTCCCCCTTCCTCGCAAATAGCCTTGTCAAGGGCACGCACGGAAGCCGCATGCGGAGCACAGACAAGGAGCTTTTCCCTTGTCGAGCACCGAACGGGTGAGTACGTGGCGAAGCGAACCCTTGACGAGGTTGGACTGTCATACGCTACAGGCAGGGGTCTGAAGTGAAGCGTAGCGTAATGCCAGACCCCTTGCCACGTGGCGAACGCCGCCGGAGGCTTTGTTATTCTTGACTTTTTCTCCACCGAACTGTACTTTTATACAGTATCTAACAAACCCGTAACTGGGCGATAATTGGTCACTATGTCACTCGCACCACTATTTGACGAACGCAGAACGGCAGAGGCAGCAGCTTTCTTGCTCTACCGCGGCGGCGGTTCGTTACCCCTGATCAAGCTAGTCAAGCTCTTGTACTTGGCTGAACGCTTGTCGCTCCAGCGTTATGGCGAGCCGATCACGGGTGATAAGTTGGTGTCGATGCCCCACGGCCCGGTTCTATCGATGACATATGACCACATCAAGGGAGGTCTACCATCTATCGAAGGGGGCTGGGACTCTTGGATTGCAGACCGTGCAGACAATGTTCTCGCCTTGAGGGATGAAAGTCGCATTCGCTCGCCTGAACAAGACTTGCTAAGATTAAGCGATAGCGACCTAGAAATATTGGGTGAGATTTGGACCCAGTTTGGTCATTGGGATCGCTGGGCCCTAGTTGATTACACCCATTCTGATGCCTGCCCAGAATGGGAAGACCCCGATGGCTCTAGCAAGCCCATCCATTACGACGTTCTATTTACAAAGCTGGGCTACTCTCCTGAGCAATCTTCAGCCCTTGTCGACCGACTTTCTGAGCAGCGACAACTGAACGCTGCTGTACGACAAAATCCAGCCACCGTTTGATGTAACGATGGCTGCGCCTGGCGACACGCTTCTTATTCCTTCTGGTCCCCAAGGGTTACACCTATTTGTTTTAGTTCTGGGACCAATCACTTTGCCGTCATATGGGACTCAACCACAAGTTGCCATGGTAAGTGCTACCAGTATCAAGCCGGGAATCCCACACGATACTGCATGCATCTTGGAACCAGGTGACCATCCGTTTATTCAGCATCCTAGCTATGTAGCCTACCGCCACTTGCGCATTGATTCCCTACTGCATGTAAACCAGATGGTAGGTTCATCCTGGCAACAACATCAACAGTGCACCCCTGAACTATTGCAAAGGATTATTCAGGGTGTTTGCCTTTCACGCCTTACGCCTCGGGAATTCAAGGCGATATTTGGGTGCCTCTAAAAGGGCTCAACAAAGGTTCAACGGCATTGCAGTCCAGTGACGTTGAACGAGGCAAAACCTATCAAAAATCATCGATTTGGTGTCTAATGATGGGTTCTGCGGTCCAATCATAGGGACTCATAATCCTTTGGTCCAGGGTTCAAGTCCCTGCGGGCCCACCATTAATAAAAGCCATCCTTCGGGGTGGCTTTTTGCTTGCTGGAGTACTGAATTGCATTCAGCGGATCGCTGACGGCATTGATCTGCGCCGCTTTGGCGCAGGCCGTGGCAGCATCGTGAGCCCAACAGCCACGGCCGTTTCCGGCACTTCGCCAGTCCATTTTAGGAGCGTCCAGTCTACATCTGGTCCATTTTTTCGGGACGGCTGCCTATTTTTTGTGCTAAAATGCCTCTCCTTTTCAGGGCCTTAGACTGAAGAGCAAAGGATTATCTGGCCGTTTTTGACGGGCTCATAAGCCTTTGGTCCACGGTTCAAACCCGTGCGGGCCCACCAAAAAAGCAGGGGGCCACCCTTCAGGGTGGCTTTTTGCTTGACGAAGACCATGTAGGCGCTGTGTAGGTTTTTCCGGTCCCCGGACCGGCACCAGAAAGCAACATGAGACGGCAACCCAATCTCAACAGAGGCTATCAATATGTCCACCGACTCAATTCTCTTGCATCTGAAAAAACATGGACAGCTCCGCGATTTCGAGATCGCGGCGGGAACGGGCGTGGCGCTGCCTGACGTGCGCACCTCGCTCAAGGAGCTATCGGTCAGAGGCGATATTTCCCTGTGCAGCATGACCGTTTTCGAAAACGGCAAGCCGACCGAAGGATTGTTCAGCCGGATTTCCGGTTATTTCCCCAAGCCGGCCCCGGGCCGCAAGCCGGGCGTCAAGAGCTAGCCTCTTCTCCACTGCCGCAACCCGATGCGAGACTTGTTCTCCGAAGCGGCGAGCCAGCTTTGGCTCTCGGCCAATCGGGTTGCCGGCCATGCCCTGCTGAACCTGCTGGACGACCCGGCCATTCTGGCCATGGCCTTCTGCTGATCTGCCGCAGGGATAGCGCGCGCTGGCCGCCGCTTGATCGTGCTCGATCCGCCACCGGCAACACAGCGGATTACTGAAGGACGCCCTTGGTCATTCGGCCGATGGAAATCGCCGGTTTTTCCGGTCGACCGTAGCGCTCCTGCAACCCGCCCCCCGCATTGCTGTCAAAGAAGTATCGGTAGCATGACAAGGAGGCAGATCATGTCATACGCAAACTATCCCGGAATGCTCTTTTCCGACACCACCGGATGGACGGAAATCGACCGCTCGCACCATGACCATCGCTGGTTCCTCAGCCACTTGGTCATGCCGATGTCGCTACTCCCGCCGGCCCTTTACGCCTATGCCGAGATGGTGCATCCGGGCGCCATCTTTCCGCTGTCGGTACCGGCATTCAGCC